TGAACGAAATCTGCCCGTTGATCTGCGCATCTGAGACCAGCAGCATGTCCTCGACGCGGTGCTCGACCCGCACAGGTTGCGAGTAGCCCGTGACGTTGGTGAACGTGACCAGGCCGGTGTCGAGGTCCACCGTATAGCCGGTGTCGATGACCTGATTGTCGTTACCCACGACCCGAACGCGCGACAGCCGCGTGCGACCGCAGTTGATGACCTGCGCGTTGCTCACCGTGACGGGACCGACCGTGCCGGTGTTGCCGATCACAGCGAAGCTCCCGGGTCGGAAGATGGGCACGCGGCCATCGGCCGGCAGCCGCACCGGGTCAAGGCCCAGGATGTCGGGGTCGAGCGGCAAGTAGGAGTAGCCGACCGCGTTGTAGCGCAGCGTGTCGCTCTGCACGCCGCGGCTTTGGATGTAGGTGATGCCGCTCAGGCCCAGGGACGAGATGTCGATCACGTCCGCGCTCGATGCCATGCTTTCCGGCACGCGACGCCCGAAGCGCAGGTCCACCACGCCGGTCTCGTAGTCCACGACACCGAAGACGCCATAGCTGCCGGGGGTCATACCGACCGGCGCGGTGCCGCTGCTGATCGTGCCGTCATTGCCCGCGACCACATTGAAGGTCTCGGTGCCGTAGCCCCAGGTGCCGACGAGGTTGAAGCCGCCATTGAGCAGCGGTGCGATGGCGGTGCGGAAGGTCACCGCATCGACCAGTTGCTGCGAGGTCGTGCCGCTGACGCTGGCCGAGACGGCACCGCGGAAGTTGAGCGGGGCACTGCTGGTGCCAGCGGTCCAGGTGTCCAGCAGAACGCCACCGCTGCCGCCCAGCACACCGGGGTTGCCGGCTTGCATACCCTCTCCGCTGGTGGGGCTCGGGTTGACAATGAAAATTGACTGCTGAATCTGACCGCCTCCGCTGGTACGACGCACGTAGTAATCGCTGCCCAAGTTGAACGACTCGGCGTCGGGCTCGGGCAGGAAGATCGAATTCAGCGTGAAGCCGAAGGACTGCGCCGACGCGCCGTTTGCCCCGGCGAAGCGCGCACGAGCCGCGCCGCCGATGGAGCCCGTCCACCACGCCCACGGGGGCGACGACAGCGTGAACAGGCCGGGGCCGTTCAGCACGCTGAGCGTGATCGAGCGAACCTCGTAGCCGTCGAGTTTGATGTAGCTGCTCGGGTCGCTGGCACCCAGCGGGGTGCGGTTCACGTAGACCGGCTGATTGCTTTGGTAGCCGCCGATGCTCTTGGTCAGCGTGCAGGCGCCGGTCGTGTAGTTGATCGAGCCGACCGTCAGGTTGTTGGTGACGTTGGCGACCTGCAGTTGACCGCCGCCGTTGTCGAACACCCGCAGGATTTCGGTCTTGGTGACATCGACACCGGGGTACTCGCGCATCGGGTACTGCACGACGACGGCGAGTTCGACCGAGCGCAACTTGATCGGCGTGGTCAGGTTGAAGGTCCAGTTGGAGCCGCCGTCGAGGAAGGCCGAGACCGTCTGCAGTTGCTGGATCGCCTGGCTCACGAGGATCGAGAACGCAGTGCCCTTGGGCGGCAGCGTGTTCGGGCGAATCTCGATCTCGCCCGAGCCGTAGTCCACCGCGCCGGTCGCATCACCCGTGAGGATGCCGTCGACATCCGTGGCCGAGCGCGCCGTGCCGTCGTTCCAGGTGATCGTCAGCGTGCCCGGCTGAACGCCTGCATCGGTGCCCACCACGACGAAGGTGCCGAATGCCATCGGCAACTGCGGGCCAGGGTCGGGCGTCACCGCCACCGGCTGCGAGACGATGCTGGGCACCCACGCCAGGATGACGCGCGAGTCCACGTCGGGCAGCGCGCCCAGCGTCAGCGAGACGGTGCCGGTGCTGTAGTTCAGCGTGCCGGCGCCGAAACTCGCGTCGGAGCCGCGCAGGGCGCCTGCGCCGTCCTCGGTGAGCACATACCAGCGGCCGAGCGCGCGATAGCTGACCTGCAGCGTGCGCCGCGCGGGCACCGGGTCGAGAGTGACGGTGTAGGTCAGCCGCTGGCCCTGCTGCGTGACCGGGATGCCCAGGGTCTCGCTGACGGCAGTCGGGGCAGCGGCCGGCGTGTAGACGACGGTGTGCGCGCCCGAGGTCGTGCCGAAGACGTTGGTGGACAGCGTGACGATGCCGTTGTCGTAGTCCACGGTGCCGACCGTGATGCCTGCGTTCTGGAGCAGCCCACCCTTGTCGAGCAGCGTCGTGCCGCTGCGGCTGATGCTCAGGCTGCCGGGCAGGATGGCACCGCCGATGTAGAGCGCTTGCGTCGTCGAGAACGCCAGGGTCAGCGTGCGCGAGATGGTGTCGCCGCTACTCACCAGCGGGCTCAGTTGCTGGTTCATGCGCGCGTCGCTGATCGGAACCTCGACGCGCGTGGACGGCACCAGTTGCGTGAAGATGTCCTCGGCCTGCACCACGAAGTCGCCGATGCTCGCCGCCGACTCCAGGGGCACGACACCGTAGTAGCGCGCCGCGTCGGCGACGATGGTGTTGTAGGTGCGGGTCTTGCCGGTGTAGTTGATCGACGAGTCGTTGCGCAGCGCGTCGAAGCCTGGGAAGTCCTCACGCAGCGAATCGCTCAGGCTGAGCACGACCTCGGTGCGGCCGAAGTCGCCTTGCGTGTCGGTGAACGTGCGGCTGATGACCGACACGTCAGTCACGCGAACGAACTGCGTGTACTCGTTGGACAGGCCGATGTTCTTCACGAGAACCAGGGTGTCGCCGACGACGGGCGGCACGACCTCGTTGCGCTGAAGCAGAGAGATCGCCATCTGGCCGGCAATCGCGTCGCCGAACAGGTAGCCGGGATAGCCCGTGCCACGGGCCAGGTAGGACTCGATTCGCGACTTTGCTTCCTCGCGGGTGTCGAAAGTGGAGTCGGTGTCGAACAGCGTGACCGACACGAGCGGGTCTTCGGGCGGATCGGCGACGATGGCGTTCGCACCGAAGAAGCCGTCCGTGTTGACGGTGCGCACCGTGCCGAACACCTTGCGCAGATTGACGCGGCCACCGGCCCGGTCGAGTTCGCTGATGTCGGGGAAGATGCCGTTGCTCGTGCCGTCGTTGATGATGCTGGCGGTCGGGGCACCGCCACCCTCGGGCACGTCGTCCATGACTTGCGACGCGACGAGCTTGATGTCGCCGGAAAGGATTGCCATGAATCAAACCTCCATGAAACGCAGGGTGACGGTGTAGAGGTCTCCCGAGACGACATCGGCGTAATGCACGATGGGGCTCGCCTCTACAGCCGCGCCGTCTTGATGTCGGAAGAGAACCGCGCGGGGAACGCCGCGCAGTGTAAGGGTCATCTGCCGGCCCGGGACTGCGGCCCATTCGCGCAGGGTGTCCAGGGTGGCCCGCGTGATCCACGCAGAGCGGTCATCCACCGGCTGCAGGGTGATCGGGCGACCGCCGACCCTGGCCGAACTCTGAACGATCTGCGCGCCGGTCAGCGTGCGCTGCACAGACTGCTCGACGGGATACCACTGGTTCTCATCGGACCAGAAGAGGTCGTCGGGAAGATCGAGGTTGGTCGTGGTGTAGGTCAGTTGCATGAGTTAACCCCCGCCGCCAAGCGAAGAACGCGACGCTGCGTCGCCGAGTTGGGTGAGCACACCGGTCAGCGCACGAGCGTCCGCGTCGCTGGCGGTCTCGACGCTCGTGGTCCTGCCGCCCAGCGAGATGTCCACGCGATAGACGCCGCCGCTCGTGCCGTTGCTGCCGCCGACGTTGCTGTTGATACTGCTGCCGCCCGAGAACAACTCGCGCTCGGCTGCGCGGCGAATCGCGTCGCTGATCGTGCTGCCGAACTCGCCATACTTGCGCTGGCCAGGGTTGTCGAAGTACGGCACGTTCCCGTTGCCGTCCGTGAACTCGCGGGCGATGCGGCGAGCGGTGGAGTCGTCGAGTCCGTAGCCACGCAGAGCGTTGTAGATCGACAGCAGCGTCGGGGATTCGATGTTCACGCCATCGCTGCCCGTGCGACCACCGCCACCAGTGCCGCCCGCACCGGTCGGGGAACTGAAGGTCGGCGAAGTGGACGACGCCGAAGACGACCCGCCGAAGCCACCGGGAGCCGACTGCTGATTGCGGCGACGCAGCGCCTCGATCTCAGCTTCGATCTGCGCGACCACTTCCTTGCCGGCCTGGGCTTCGAGCCGCTTGGCTTCGGCGTTGCGGATGCGCGCCTCGATCTCGGCTTCCTTGGCCGGGGTCAGTTCGCCGGAAGCCTGCAACGCCTGGCGGTCGGCTTCTGCTGCAGCGATGCTCGCCGCGGCTTCAGCCTCGGTCGCAGCGATGTTGGCCTGCGTGATGCGGACCTCGATCTCTTTCTGCGCCACCTTCGCGGCGATTGCTGCCGTCTCGTTGCCCTGGGCCTGCGCTACAACCTCGGCAGTGCGAGCCCGCTGCAGGTCGAGGTTCAGGGCCGCGCGGGTGACCTCCGCGTCGCTGCGGATCGCCTGAATCTTGCGCTCGGCTGCCTCGGCGACATCGTTCAGCGCGTCGCGGTACAGGGCCTGCGCCTGCGCGTTGGCGATGGTCGCGGCGGCGACCTGCTCCGACGTTGCCGCGCCGATGCTCTCGGCGACGCGCAGGGTGTCGAGCGCTCCTGCCGCGCCTTCAGCGGCAGCCTTCAGTTCGTCCAGGCGGGCCGAGTTGTCGGCGTAGGTCTGAGCGACGACCTGACGCTCGGCCGCTTCCAGGCGAGCGGCTGCGACGGCTTCGGTTGAACGCGCGGCTTCAGCCTGCTTGCGCTCCAGCAACTGCTCCAGATCAGCGATCTGCTTCTGCTTGGCAGCGCTCAGACCACCAGTCGCCTCGCCTTCAGCGCGCAGCGCGTCGATCTGCGCCTGCACCGCCGATGCCTCGGCCTGACGCGCGACCGCCACGTTGCCCAGGGACTCGGCGTAGGCAGCGGCTGTCTGTGCAGAGATTTCGCGAGCGGCCGTTTCGTTGCCGGCGAGTTCGGCCAGGGCGACGGTCGTTTCGCCCTCCAGTTTCTTCGCCTCGGCCAACTTGGTCGTCACGACGGTCGCGGCTTCGAGCGACGTGATCGTGTTCTTGTATGCGACCTGCAGTTGCACCCACCCGCTCGACGCCGACGCCGCCTGCTGCCCGGCCTGCGCGCTCGCATTGCCCGACGCCGACTGTGCGGCTGCGTTCGCGGTCGCCGCACTCGCCGCCTGGGTCTGCGCGGTCGCGTTGCTCGCGTACTGCGTAGCAGCCGCCTCGCTTTTCGCGCCGGCTTCTTCGACTGCAGTGCCCGCGTTCCTGATGGCTGGCGCAGCCGCGTCGCTGCCGCTAAGGACACGACCGAATGCGTCGATGAGTTTGTTCTGACGGGCGACTGCTTTGTCGGCCTCTTCACCAATTGCCGTCATCGCACCACGAAAGTCGCCGGTTGCGAGACCGCCTAGAGCAATACCGGCTGCCTTTGCTCCAGTGACAATGCCGTCAAAAAGTACCGAGAAACCGATCACCAGCGGCGCGAGCAGCGCAGTAAGCCCGCGCAGCGAGATCGCCAGCACTTCGAGCGCGCCGCCGTCGCCGAAGGTCGTCGCGGTCTCGGTGATGAGGTTCTTCAGCCGGTTCCACGTCGCAGCGAAGCCGGTGATCTGCTTCTCACCTTCGCCGAAGGTCTCGCGCAGCGAACGCGCGAACGCGGGGAAGAAGTCCTCGGCCAGCAGGTCGCCCTGCTCGGTCAACTTCACCAGTTCAGCGGTCGTGATGCCCAGCCCTCGGGCGGTGATGTTCAGCGCACCAGGCAGCGACTCACCCAACTGGCCCTGCAGTTCTTCGAGGCTGACCTTGCCCTTATTGGCGATCTGGGCCAGGGCTTGCAGTTGCAGCCCCGCCTTGTCCGTGCTCAGCCCGAGTTGGCCGGCTGCGTTGCTGATCGCAGCGAAGACCTCATTGGTCAATTCCAGCGACAGACCTGACGTGCGGGCCGACGCGCTGAAGTTCACGAAGGACTTGCTCAGTTCGCCGAAGCTCTGACCCGAGCGATCAGCGGTGGCCCGCAGAAAGTCGATCTGTTGGGCGGCGACTTGAGTGCTGCCGTTGATGAGGCTCAGCGACCGGCGCAGCGTCTCAAGCTGCACGTTGGCGTCGATGAACTTCTGCGACAGTTCCAGCGCACCGTAAGCCGCGGCGAGTTCGGCGAACTGGCTTTGCAGGAATCGCGTGGCTCGCCCGGCGAGGGTCGTCTGGGCATCGACCCCGGCGAGTTCCGCTTTCAGTGCCTCGATTCGCCGTTGGCCCGAGGCGAATGCCCGGTCGAAGTCGGCACCGCTGACCTGTGCGTTGTTGGACAGCCGGGCCAGGGCGCGGGTGATCTCGGCGATTTCCCGCTGAATCTCCCGAGCCGACCGGACACCCGTGACGGCAAACGCCTCGTTTAGCGCACGCTCGGCTGCCTGCGCCTGCTGCCGGATCGCCTCGGTCGCCTGGCGTGCCGCCGCCTCGGCTTCAGCCGCGGCCTGAGCCTTGATCTGCGCGGCGCGGCGAGCGGCTTCAGCCTCGCGCTCCTGCGCGGCGATTGCGTCGCGGGCGATCTCTTCCTGCAACTGCAGTTCTGCCGACAGCAGCCGCTGCGCACGCTCCAGGGCTTCGGTCTCGGCCTTGGCCCGTTGGAACGCGATGGCTTGCTGGACAGCGGCGCGGCTCGTTTCGTTGAACGAGTCTTTGACCTGGGTCTGTGCGTCAGCGACGCTGCTCGCGGCGATGCCAAGCGTGCTCAGGTTGTCGCGCGACTTGTCCAGTTCGGCGGTCTGGGACTTCAGCGTGTTGACGAACTTCTGCGCCTCGGCTGCCGCCTTGGTGTACTCGGTGTTCGCAGCCTTGAGTGCCTTGCCTGCGTCCTTGGTCGCAGCATTCGTCGCGTCGAGCGCAGCCTTCTGCTCGACCTGCTTGTTCTTCAGATCGGCAAGTTGCACGCGCAGGTCGTTGACCGATTTCTTGTATTCGTCGGTCTGCCGCGCAGCGCCGTCGCTCGTGGCGCGCAGCGTGCGAAGTTGCGCCTCCAGTTCACGAATCTGCTGACCGGTCTGATCGACAGCAACCTTTGCGGCAGACTGCTGGTTCTTGAACTCGGTAACGATGTCGGTCTGCTGGCGCAGCGCGTTCGACGCAGCTTCGACCTTCGTCGTCGTATCGGTCAGCGACTGCTTGGTCTTCTCGATCTCGGTGTTCAGCCGGTCGAACTGCTGGACCGCCTCGGTCTGCGTGCCGATCTTCTGAAGCTCGCCGGCCAGCCGCTCAAACTCCGGTGCAGCGTCGCCGCCTTCCTTCGCGAGTTCAGCGATGCGTGCGGCCAGGGCGCGGACTTCATCGGCGCCCGTGGTCGTTGCGCCGATCCGCAGTTCTACGTCTTTGCGAGTTGCCATGTGTGGGTGCTCAAAAGGAAACGGGGCGTCAGGGTTTGGCCCCGACGCCCCGCGCCACTGCTCGACGCGCTTGCGCGCCGGCTCAGTGGGTCATCACGCTGCGGTGTCGCGCAGTTCGACCACGAACGGCTCGGTGCGGCCGACCGGGGTCTTCATGCGGCCCGGCAGGCTCACCGTGGCGAAGTCGCTCGACAGGAAGTCGAACGCCGCGTCGGCCGAGATGATGCCCTCGAAGACCTCGACGATCACCGGCAGGTTGTCCGCGAAGTTCACGCCGTCCAGCTTGAACTTGGCGCGGACCTGCGCGTTGGTGCCACCGGAGATCAGCGTGCCGGAGATGGCGTTGTAGGCATAGTCCACGAGGATCGCCTGGCCCTCGGTGATCGCGCCACCGGCCTTGGCCTTGATCCAGCCCAGACGGTAGTTGATCTCGTAGTCGCTGCCCAGCGCGTAGGTCGTGGTGCCGGCCGAGTTGGTCACCACCAGACCGGCGACCGCCAGGTTCTGGTTCGGCAGCGGCTTCCAGGCTTCGAGCTTGGCGGTGATCGGCGAGTTGCTGACGGTGCCCGAGCCCTGGGTCAGCGTGGTCGAGGTGCCCAGCAGCGCGATGGTCAGCGATTCCTTGTTCACTTCCGCCAGGTCGACGGTGAAGTCGGTCGGCTGCTGGATCGCCACCGATTCCACGACCTGACCGTAGGTGCTGCGACCGCGCGAGGTCGCTTCCTTCAGTTCGGTGTTCGGCTTGATCTCGAACTTCGTCGCCTCGTAGGGGCCGACGTAATCGCCGAACTGCGCCGTCAGCGGGTCGTACCGCGCGATGTAGAGATCGCCTGCGCCGAGAAAGCCGCGTGCTGCCATGATTTGCTCTCCTAGAAGCCCAAAGTTTAAGGGCGGGTTGAACGAATAGCCCTGCGGCTATCTTGCGTTAGGGATTGGTGAGGTCTTCCGCAATCTCGCAGTCGATCTCAATGGATGCCGCGATGATGGCTTGCCCATCTTCTCGCGTCGAAATGCGGCGACCGACGTAATCCAGACCACCCTTGCGGACCAGTCCGTTGAACGAGCGGTCGCCGCCGAAAATGGCTCGCTTCAGGTCAGCGATGATGAGATGCGCGGTGTCGTTCGGATGGTCCGGGTCGCACGCCATGTGCCCCTCGAATGCGTACCGCTGCTTCAGCTTCACGCGAATCTCGGTGTTGTCCTGAACCTCGTCATCACCCTCGACGATCACGACGCAGGGCAACTCAGACGGGTCCAGCCGCGTGCGACCACGCAAGACCTTGAGGCCGATGTCCGTGGCATAGCCGTTCGCGGTCGTGATCTCGGCCAGGCGGGCTGCGATGTTCAGGGCCAGGGTGCTTGCGGTGCTCATTGTTGGAGGGCTTTCTCGGCTTCGGCGGCGACTTCGTTGGCGAGCGACTGCTCAAGGTCTTTGCGCGCGAAGGGGATGACATCGGCGCTGGCTTTGCGGAACAGTTGCCACACCATCAGCGAGTAGATCGGCCGGAGCTTGCCCTTGCCCTTCTTGTCGGTCTTCTCGCGCTTGAATACCAGCAGCCCCTGGCCACCGTCGACCGTGCCGCGCCGAGCGGAAGCGAAAAACGCATACGAGATCGTCTTGCGCTGACCTTTGAGCACTTCCACCGAGATGCCGGCCTGCTTCTGGCCGACCGGGATGCCGAGTTGCGGCGCACCGACGCGCTTCTTCCATCTCAGCGCTTTGCCTGGCGCACGCGGGTTGGTGCCGAGATCGCCGCGGACGATGCGCGGGTCGCTGTTGTCGAAGCGCACAGGCGCCTGCAGTTGCACGGCTGCGTACTGCCGCAGGTTGACCGGTCGCGTGTTCGGCCGGCGCGAGCCGCCCGAGCGAAACGCCGCGATCACCGCTTCGGGCTTGTTCTCGTCGTTCGCCGGCTCGACCGTCATGCGCTGACGCACGTAGTCGTCGGTCAGGTTCACGCCCGAGAGCATGATCCGCCGCGACTCGTCATAGATGCGCTGGGTCGATTCGTTGACCCCGCGCACCGATGCCTTGGCGAGCGCAGCGTTGTCGACCCGCAGCAGGTTGTTGGCGACCTGCTCCAGTTCGGCAACGCTGACGACGACGGAGATGCTCATTGGACGAGAAGAACGAAGCGCTTGTTGTAGCCGTTGTCGGCCAGGAGCACGTCTAGGCGATAGGTCACGCCAGCGACGACGAGGATGTCGTTGACCATCGGCGCGTCCTCGTTGCTGATCGTGGCGACATGGTTGGCAACGGTGACCTGCCCGTTGTCGCCCACCAGTTCGACGCTGCGCTCGATGTTGACTCGATGCAGCGTCGGGGCACCACGCAAAAGCGCATCCTCACCGAGACGGGCGAGGATGCGCTTCGATGCCCTGTCGAACGCAGGGATGCCCAT